CGTTAACGTTGGCTTGCATGTTTGGTTAACCATGGTTAAAATGCACCTTATGAAAACGCTAACTGCATTTAAATATTTCGGTGGCGGTAGAGGCACAAAGACCCGTATCGCTAGGGCTTTGGGCATCTCTACCGCTGCTGTCTCTAAGTGGCCGGAGGATGGAAACGTCCCTGATGGTAGCGCACACAGGCTTTCAGTGCTGTTTCCTAAGTTGTTCCGAGAATCAATTAAGGACAAGTCATGAGTCTTGATTTGGTTGAGTTATCAAAAATCAAAGTCAGCATCGAGTGTCACTCCTTGCTTAACGCGCACGCCTCAGTTCTTAGCAAACACCAGAACGAAGTTGCCCGGCTTGTCTTGGAAAAGTATTGCCAAGATAGCCAATGCGGAAATGAGATCAAAAGGATTGGCGGGGATTCTGGGGGAGATTAAGTGATGCGTGACACCAGCCTTTCCGCCTACCTGGAGCTGGCCGACGCCGGCGAGATCGGCGCGCGCCAGGCCGAGGTGCTGCAATTCCTGATGGACCACAGCCACGACGACTACAGCCGCCGCGAACTGGCGAGCCTGACCGGGATTGAGTTGTGCTCGGTGACGGGCCGGGTCAATGAACTCATGCGCAAAGGCTTGATCGTGGAAGGCCCGCAGCGCAAGTGCCGGATCACAGGAAAGACGGTGTGGCCGGTGAGGATGCCGGGATGAATGGCGAAGCCTGCGGCCAATTCGGCAGGCAAAAGAAAAGCCGCTTCAACGGTGCGGACACACCTCAGCGGCTTAACTACGACACGAGGAAATTATGACACAACTTCTGAAAAAAATCCGCGTTTGGTGGCTAAACGTGCAAGTCAGCATGGCGAAGCGCGAAATGTGCGAATGGTTCGCGCGCGGAGACTTATACCGCGCCCATGTCGCTAAAGATCGCTTCCATGCGCTGATTGCCAGACGCAATGCGCTGGAGGTGCAGCCATGAGCGCCGTCATTCAGTTGGCCGACTACCGACAGCAGAAAACAGAGCAGCCGGAGAAACGCATGCAGGAAGGCTTTGTAGCCATTCCGAACGCCGTCGAGGATGCCTTGCTGAGCTCGCCGCTCACACACCGACAGGAGCGGGTTTACCGGGCTATCCTGCGCAAGACGATAGGCTACGGAAAGTCATCAGACTTTATCGCGTCCAGCCAGATCGCGGAAATGACCGGGATCGAAGAGGCGAACGCCAGAAAGGCGATCAATGACCTGATCGACATGGGCATGATTTTTCGTGGTCGACGAACCAAGTTCGGCACGGATACTGCCCCGGTTTTGACCCCTGATTTATGGAATCACAAACAGGTCAAATCGACCCGTTTACCAACCCAAACAGGTCAAATCGACCCGAATAAACAGGTCAAATCGACCCCCACAATAGACAACTCAACAGACAATAAACCTATTACCCCCTGTATCCCCCATGTCGACGAACCTGCCAAGCCGAAAAAGTCGGCCAACGCAAAAACCTTTCGCAAGTGGTCGGAAGAGGTGAAGGCTGCCGGCGAAGAGCTCATCAGCACTGCAGACCCGATTTTTTCCTATGCCGAAGATGCTGGAATCCCGATCGACTTCCTTCGACTCGCCTGGGTCGAGTTCCGCGACCGCTACACCCACGAGCAAAAGCGCTACACCGACTGGCGCAACGTGTTTCGCAAATCCGTCCGTGAGTGCTGGATGAAGCTCTGGTATCTGGATTCCGGCGAATACAAGCTGACCAGCAAAGGCCAGCAGGCGATGGCTGTGATGCAGAAGCGGGAGGTGCAATCATGCTGATGACGCATTTTAACGCCGCTGCTGAAACCGCTGTGATCGGCGCCGTCATGCGCGACAAGACCGCTTACGACAAGGTTTCCTGCATCGTGAAAGCGGATGACTTCGCCGTAGAAGCGAACCGCCTGATGTACGCCGCGATGGAGAATATGATCCTGCGCGGCCAGCCGGTTGACCCGATCACGCTGTCGAGCGAACTGGATTCGCGCGGCGAGTTATCCGCAGTCGGCGGACTGGCCGTTATCGGGGAGGTTTACGGCGGCTACTCGACACCGAACCCGCACCGCTACGCCGAAACCGTGCGCGACCTGAGCCGTGAGCGCGCCATGCTGATCGCGATCAACGACGCACACGCCATGCTGCACGGAACAGGTGACACGCAAGAGAAGCTGGCAAGCGTCGCGGAAGTGGTGATGTCGGCAGCAGAAACTGGCCAGCATGATGTGCATGTCACCAGCGCCCGAGACATGAGCCAGGCTGCGCTGAAAGCCATTATCGAGCGCAGCGAGGCAGGAGAGGAAGGCTTGAGCCTCGGTTTCGTCGATGTTGAACGCATGACTGGGAAACTCAAGGCGGGCCAACTCATTATCATCGCCGGCCGTCCGGGCATGGGCAAATCCACCCTGGCGCGGAACATCGCCGAGCATGTCGCGGCACAGACCGGCGTGCTGTTTGTCAGCCTGGAAATGGACGCGGACGAGCTATCGGAGTGCTTTATCGCCAGCCTCGGCCACGCCAGCCATGCCGCAATCCAGGAAGGAAACACCGAAGGCGACCACGCCAGCGGCATCGCGCGCGGCGCAACCAGACTCGGTGATCTCAAGCTGGCCGTGGCGACCAGTGCGGACACGCTGCCGGCCATTCATTCGCTCGCCCGTACCGAAGCGCGCCGGGTGGGGAGTATCGGCTTGATCGTGGTGGATTACCTGCAGCAACTGCACGTCCCTGGGGCCAAAGATCGCCGCGTCGAGGTGGACGAGATCAGCCGGGGTTTGAAGCGGTTGGCGATGACGCTGCGTTGCCCGGTGATCGCACTAGCGCAGCTTTCCCGTTCGGTCGAGCAGCGCGCCGACAAGCGCCCGCTGCTGTCCGACTTGCGTGAGTCTGGCGGCATTGAGGCGGACGCCGATAAAGTCATCATGCTGTACCGAGACGAGTATTACAACGCCGAATCTCCGCATAAAGGCATGGCGGAAGTGCTGGTGGCGAAGAACCGGCGCGGGAAGTGCGGAAAGGTGCCATTGGCGTTTATCGGTGGCGAGTCCAGATTCGCGGATGCCGCGTATGGGTACAACCTCGATGCAGTCACAGAAAAGCCGGTTCGCACCGCGAAGGGGTTTAACTGATGAGTAAGCGCCAGAAAATCTATCTCCGCGTCACGCCGCAAGGCACGTTCGCGCCGGCCGACCCGACCCAAGCATCAGAACTTCGTGCTCGTCGCTACAAAGTCGGCGACCTGATCGCTGCCGACATGACCAAGCCGCGCAACCCTAAATTCAACGGGCTGGTTCACAAGCTCGGCCAATTGGTGACGGAGAACATCGACGCCTTCGCCGGGTGTGATAGCCACAAAGCGATCAAGCGCATCCAGCTCGAAGGCAAGATCGCGTGTGACGAGATCGCCATTCAAGCGCCTGGATTCGGGATGCTGCTGCATATCGTGCCGCGCTCCCTGTCGTTCGACACGATGGATGAGGCTGAATTTCATGACGCGGCGCAGCAGATTTGCCGCTTCATCGCGGAACGCTACTGGCCGGAATGCAAGGCGGCAGAGATCGAGCGGATGGCTCAGTGCATGGTGACCGAATGAATATCCTTGATGAACTCAATGCAGCAGCGGCAGACGCGGCTGACTTGCTGTGGCGTAAGTGGCTAATAGACAGCTGGCGCCGGTATCCGAATGCGTCGATGGGATTGTGTGTGGCCAAATTCGTCAGCCGATACGGGATGGCGGCCGAAATCCCTGGATCGATGCCGGATGACAACCCGCGCGAAATGAGAATGCACATCACGCGCTATCTGGCTTGTTTTTTTCGCCCCGTGTCTGATGCGCTGTTTGATGGCGCGACGGATGAGCAGGCAGTACGGATGCTGGAAAGGGCCAAGAAAACCACCAGCCCGACCGAACTGGACAAAATCAGAGGCGAATCAAAAGAAAAGCGGGAGGCCAACCAGATGCTCAGGTCGGCGCGGATCACGAGCCACGCCGCAGAAGATAAATTCGCAGCCCATCGGCGGGCAGAGCAGTGGGGCGTGTGCAAGTGAGGCAAAAAACCTGCCCGATCTGCGGAAAGCAATTTGCGAAACAGAAGATGGGCCAGAAGACCTGTTGGACGGTCGAATGCTGCGCAGCGCAAGGCCGGATCGATCAAGAGAAAGCCAAGCGCAAGGAGATCAAGGCGCGCAAAGAGAAACTGCAAACGCGGTCTGACTGGGTAAAAAAAACGCAAGTCGCATTCAATGCATTTATCCGCGAACGCGACAAGAACCAGCTGTGCATTTGCTGCGGCAAGCCGCTGACTCTGGACGCCATCGGCGGCGGCTATGACGCGGGCCACTATCGCAGCGTCGGCAGCGCCCCGCACCTGCGTTTCGACGAGCGCAACTGCCACGCCCAACGCAAGCAATGCAACAACCATGGCAGTGGGCGGGTGGTGGATTACCGCATCGGCCTGATCGCCCGCATCGGCCGGGAAGCGGTCGAAGCACTGGAGGCCGACCAGACGCCGCGCAAGTACAGCATCGAGGAACTCAAGCAGATCCGCGATACGTACCGCGCCAAGTTGCGCGCCCTGCGCCATTCGTCCAACGAATCCCCATTTTTACCCGAAGAGAGGTCCGCAGCATGAATCAATCCGCAATCGCATCCATCCTGATCGACGCTATGTGCTGTCACGACGAGCCGACTTGTCATGACGGAAGGATCCCGACGCCAGCGCAATGCCGAGCCTGTGGCCACTGTGAGCGCGAGGCCGCGCACGGCGGGATCGATCCGCATGCTCCCGGCGCCAAGCTGGATTCCGGTAAGCCCGATATGGCGCTGCTGCTGGACTTCTCCCTGGCGATCAGGGATGTGGCGAAGGTTTGCACCTACGGCGCGAAAAAATACTCGGTCGGCGGCTGGCAGCACGTCGAGGACGGCATCCACCGCTATGATGCGGCCCTGCTGCGTCACTTCTTTACTGCCGATGAGCCGTTCGACGCGGAATCCGAGTTGCTGCACCGAGCGCATGTGGCCTGGAATGCGCTGGCCTCCCTGGAGCTATTGCTGCGCGAGATCGCCGAGTGAGGCAGTTTGTCTCACGTCCTCCGACTGTGGAAGAGGCCGTCAAGATCCTTGGGTGGCCTCACAACACACTGGAGTATCGCCGGTCTTGTTTGTCTTTGTGGGCGGACATGGGCGCGGATGTCAAAACCATCAAAGAAAAATTCGCGGTTGAGTGGAAGAAGAGGAAGCAATGACCACGCTAGATGATAAGGCCACCGAACAGGAGGAGATGTTTCGGGAAATGGCGCTGAGAGCGCGCGAACTGAGCGCCAAGAAGCAGCGGATCCGCCCGCGCGGCGAATGTATTTTCTGCGGGGAAACCGATCTTCCTGATCCGGAGTCGCTGTTTTGCTGCGATTCTTGCAATGACGATTGGCACGCCAGACAGCGAGCGCGGCAAGTTGCTGGAATCCGCTGATTATTGCGGAAAGCAAGAGATCCCAGCCACCAGCGCGGCGCAGGCTAATTCCGTTCTACGGTCGATCTCGATGGGCTTGCCTGTCGTCCAGCTCTGGCCGCGCTCCCAGGCTTGATAGGTGTTAACCCGCACCCCGAGCGCATCGGCTGCTTGTTGTTGCGTCCAGCGCATCAGTTCGGTGCGCCAGTGTTTAAGTTGGCCGGGCGTCATTAATGCCTCCGCTTGAGCTGGTACAGGTAGGCTTCGGCAGCCTCTTTCGCAAGACGCTGCGCGTGCTTCGCCAGATCGGTCAGCGGCATGCGCTTGAGCTGCTCATCTTGCCATGCGTCCAGATTTTCCGATACGCCATCCAATGCGCCGGACTCGGCTTGGGAAAACCGGAAAACCAGCCCGCTATCGTGGGTGGCGGTGCAGGTTGTCAGATCAACAACCCAGCGCTTGTGCCAGTTGTAGTGTTTGCCTGTCATGGCCGGGTCTCCTGAAAATTGCCCGGCCCCGCGCCGGGCGAGATGTTTTAACCATAGGCGGTGAAACCCTGATCGCCAGCACGTTTCACCATGCAGCGACCGGCTTCTGGAAGCTTCACAAACACGGTTGCGGCAGTCCATTCGACGCCGATTTGTTCAGCTTGTGTGCGGGCGCGGCGGGTGGCGACTTTCAGCCAGTCGTTGCTATGCACGCCGCGTTCGATTTCGATATTGATTTGGAATTCGGAAGTGGTTTTCATGATTTTCTCCTGGGAGAACCAGAATCCGTCTGGCGTCGGTGGATTGCGTTGTTGCCGTCCATGTAGTTACTATAGCATACTCAATAATTGAGTAAAGAGGAATAACTAAAATATTGAGCGAAGCCGACGAACGGTAGTAATTAAACTGCCAATACTTACGAACAGTCACACATGAGTAATGATGTTGTAAAATAGCGTAAAGCAATCAGCGGTGTACGCTATGACAGAAGCAAAGAAGCCACGCAAAAACGATAAGGTGAAAAAACCTATCGGACGGCCATCTGAGTTCAATCAGCAGACTGCTGACTATATCTGCGAACAGCTCGCGCTCGGCCGTAGCCTGGCTAAGATCACAAAAGACGATGGGATGCCGTCCTATTCGACGGTGGCTCGGTGGCTGCTGGCACGCGACGACTTTCGAGATAGTTACGTGCGCGCGCGAGAAGTGCAGGCTGATGTGATCGCCGAGGAAATCCTGTCTATTTCCGACGATGGACTCAATGACACTTACGAGGACGACGAGGGTAACCCAAGGACAAATCACGATGTCATTGCGCGTTCCCGGCTGCGCGTCGATGCGCGCAAGTGGTATCTCTCGAAAGTCATGCCGAAGAAGTACGGCGAGCGCACGGACATCAACGTGGGCGGGCAAGAAGGCAATCCGCTGACGCTGCTGCTGTCCAGCCTGTCAGGCAACGTCCTGGGCGCGAAAAAGTGACCGAGGAAGAGTTTAAGTGCTGCTTGAATGATCCGCTCTGGCGGCTCACATCCGGTGCGCTCTACAAGATCATCACGAAGGGCGACGACGAGGCCGAGGGGCTGGTCATTCCATTTGTCCCGAACGCGGCGCAGATGCAGTTGCTGGATAACATGCACCATCGCAATGTCATCCTGAAAGCGCGTCAACTTGGCTTCACGACGCTGGTGGCGATCCTCTGGCTGGACACCGCGCTCTTCAGCAAGGATCCGGTGCGCTGCGGCATCATCGCCCAGGACCGGGAAGCGGCAGAGATTATTTTCCGCGACAAAGTTAAATTCGCCTACGACCATATGCCGGAACAGTTGCGCGCGGCCATGCCACTGGCCAGGGATTCGGCGAGCGAATTGCTGTTTGGCCATAACGGTTCTAGCGTGCGCGTGGCGACATCGATGCGGTCCGGCACGATACATCGCCTGCACATCTCAGAATTCGGAAAGATTTGCGCGAAATTTCCCGACAAGGCAAAAGAGGTTGTCACTGGTTCGATTCCTGCCGTGCCAAAGTCTGGCGTGCTGGTCATCGAGTCCACCGCAGAGGGTCGGGACGGCGAGTTTTACAAGATCACCCAGGACGCCATCAAGGCGCTCGACGCAGGCAAGGATCTCAACGAGCGCGATTACCGTTTCCACTTCTTCCCATGGTTTGAGGCGCCGGAATACCGTATGGATCCGGATCGGGTGCTGATGACACCAGAGGATCACGAGTATTTCGATGCGCTGGAAGCTGCGGCAGGCGTCACGATAGAACCCGATCAACGCGCATGGTACGTGGCCACACGCGACGCGGATTTTTCTGGCGACGAGCAGAAGATGTGGCAGGAATACCCATCTACGCCTGCCGAAGCTTTCCAGAAATCCACCGAGGGCTGCTACTACACCAAGCAATTCACGGCAGCGCGCAAGGAGCGGCGTATTACGCGCCTTCCGTTACTGCCAGGCGTGCCGTGCAATACCTTTTGGGACATCGGGAATAGCGACGGAACCGCGATATGGGTGCATCAGCGTGTGGGCGCGGAGCATCGATTCGTGCGCTTCTTTGAAGGCTGGGGCGAGCCGTACAGCTATTTTGTCGGCGAACTGCAAAAGCTTGGCGTGGTGTGGGGCGTGCATTACCTGCCGCACGACGCCGACCATGTGCGTCAAGGCCAGACAATCAATAAATCCCCCAAGCAAATGCTGGAAGAGCTGATGCCTGGCGCGCGATGGGAGGTCGTGCCGCGTATCGATGACGTGAATTGGGGAATCAACCAGACCCGCGACGCCTTCCCCGCCTGCTTCTTCGACGAGGAGTATTGCAAAGACGGGCTGATCCACCTCGAAAGCTATCGCAAGCAGTGGAACACCCGACAGGCCTGCTTTGCCGATGCCCCGCTGCATGACATCCACTCGGAATCTGCCGACGCCTTCCGCCAATTCGCCCAGGCACTCGCCGCTAACATGATCCATTCCGGGCAATCCGCCTGGAAGCGCAAGAAACGATAACCGGAGAACCCTGCATGATTGAACACGCTCGCCCGTTTCTGGACCTGACCCGCTACGCCTTCCGGCGCGAGGTCGGCGACCTGACCATCTACGGAACGTGGATTCCGTGCGGTGAGGATGATAGCGAGCCTGCGCTTGCGATTGTGCCTCGCTTTCGCGCCATCTCACAACCTGCTGTCATCGCACTTTCGGCAGCTTACAAGTATAATGACCCAGCTTACGCAGCAAGGGCGGCGAGCGTTTTTGCCAAGGCGCTCGGTATGGATGGAGAGCTGACCAGCGTGCTTAAAGTAGCCGAGCTGATCGACGATCACTTGTCAGACCTGATCTCAATGCCGCCAGAACCGACCGACGCCGTGGCGGTGGCTGACGTTGAGGCCACGCTAGGCGGGAGGAAGCACACAATTGAACTGCTGCAGCATCAAGGAATTTGACCATGTTTGATCTGGAGAATGCGCGCGTTCGTTCTGGCGACCCATTTGACCGAATGGGAACGCCGGATCCGGTTGTCATTGATGCGCGGCAGCATCCGCTGGATGCTCCGGACATGCAGGAACTACAATCACTGCTGGTGTCCTACTACCGTCAGGAGCTTGATCGCCAAGGCGAAAACCGTTTCCAGATGGCCGCCGATGAGGATTATTACGACGGCAAGCAGTGGACCGAGCATGAAGCCGCAGAGCTGCGCGCACGCGGCCAGGCGCCCATCGTCTATAACGTCATCGCCCAATCAATCAACTGGATTCTCGGCAGCGAGCGACGCGCGCGCATGGATTTCAAGGTATTGCCGCGTCGCAAGGAAGAATCCAAGGCTGCCGAAGCCAAGACCAGCCTGTTGAAATACCTCTCGGATGTGAATCGCTCCCCGTTCCACAAATCGCGCGCCTTTGGCGATGCAGTCAAGGCCGGCGTTGGCTGGATGGAAACCTCGATCCAGGACGAGGACGACGGCGAGCCGATCACTGATCGCTACGAATCCTGGCGGAATATCGTCTGGGACTCCACTTCGACCGATCTGGACCTGGCCGATTCGCGCTACTTGTTCCGCGCCAAATGGGTCGATGTCGATGTCGCGTGCGCCTTTTTCCCTGATCGCGCCGAGCAGATCCGCATGGCTGTCGTGGAAGGGGAACGCTATGGCGCTTTTGACAGCAGCGATGGCGACGATCCGATGGATTACGCCGAGTTCGACCGTGACGATCATGGGTTGTCGCGCAACATCGTGACCCACAAACGCCAGCGTGTGAAGCTGATCGAATGCTGGTACAAGCGCCCGGTGAAGGTTCCGAAACTAATTCGCGGGGTGTTCAAGGGCGAGCCGTTTGACGCAAACGATGCTCGGCATGTGATGGCGCAGGCGCAGGACGTTGAATCCGTGGCCGAGCGCCCGATGATGCGCATGCACGTGGCGATCATGACGCATGGCGATCTGCTGTATCACGCTGTCAGCCCGTACCGGCACAATAAATTCCCGTTCGTTCCCGTCTGGGGGTATCGCCGAGGCCGCGATGGGCTGCCGTATGGCGTGATTCGCCAACTGCGCGACATTCAGGACGACATCAACAAGCGCGCTTCCAAGGCGCTGCACATCCTTTCGACCAACAAGATCATCATGGACGAGGGCGCGGTCGATAATGTTGACGATCTGATCGAAGAAGCCAGTCGTCCAGATGCGGTCATCATAAAGCGATCCGGCAAGATGCTGGAGCTGAACGCTGACCGCGACCTTGCCCCGGCTCACTTGGATCTGATGGCACGCAATATCGGCATGATCC